ATAGTACCGCCGTAAAGGCTCTACTGCACTTATGCCATTCATTCTCTGGTGCAAGATCCTGTCACTGCCCACATAAACCGCAGCGTGCATGGGGTTTTTGGTTCCAAGCCTCATGATCAACACGTCATGATGCTGACGGTCCTCAAACGGCACAGGCTCAAACCCCACGGCTTTGGCATATCTCAAAAATATGCTTTCTGTGCGCTCCAAGCTTTCAGGTCTAGGAAAGTCTGGAATACCAATCTTGAGCAGTTGGTAGTAGTCCCGTACTAACGAAAAACAGTCTTGCCTGCCGTAATCCCAGTGCTTGCCAACTAAGGCTCGATAATCAACCATGTTTGATCCGGTACAGAGTAAACGTACCAAGGCAGCTTGGTTTGGCTACAAGCATTGCGATCATGCTCGCTCACAGGAGTGCCCTGAGGATGCGAATGCACAACAGCTTCTATCGTTCCAGCAAACATGGCCCGTGCATAATCCACTGGATTGATCACAAAATTTGCTTTGGGGTCAGGAGCGATGTTTCTGCAAGGGAAATAACTGCCGTCGACTACAAGACCTGCTGATTCTTTTGGATTCTCTCGTTCTGCGTGCCTTACGGCGTCAGGCTTGAAGTCTTGCGCCATAAAACCCACCAAAAGGCAACTCTGAGTTTTGTCCAAACCTTGCCTGGCAACTGCTGACGCGCTTGCCGCAAATATCGTTTGTTACTTTGCCGTTGACTATAACCTTACTACTTTCTGGAATAGCAACATCATTAACCGTAAAACACGAATCACCTTTGTATCCACATTCCACTCCCTTGTATTTCCACGGGCAAAACTCTTCAATTGTTCGTCTAGGCAGCGCAACATTTGTTAGATCGAGCTTAGGAGCTAACTCAAATTCGACAAACTGTTGATTTTCAGAAGAGACTCTATCGATATACCAAGTTTCTACAATTTTGGCGTCAGGGTCAGAAGTATCATTTTCAGTTTCCATAATAAAACTGTCCGAATTTTCGGCAATTAAGGTGTCAGTTACATCTTGGTCTGGAGCAAACGATGAGCCTTGACTGAAGTTTGTTTTATCAATAAATTTGGCAAATGTTCTAATGCGCCTAACTTTTGCGCCTAAGGGGTTATACTGAATTATTAAATTTGTAATTGCATTGTTTACGTTAGCAATTCGCATCGTAGGCCGAGGCAATGACCCCTTTGATGTAAACTCAAAACCATCAATTTCAACAGGTACAGCGACGTAGGTCTGAAGATTAAACTTTAAATTTTCAGTTAAACCGTTTGTTCCTGCGTGGTAACGCAAAATATCATTTATACCGTTGACATCAGATGTCAGCACCACTTCAAATAAATCAATAACTGCTGTTGGAGCAAGTTTTAATAGCTCTTCTGCTAAAGGCTCAAATGCTTCCCAAGTGCAGGTGCCATCAACAAGCTGCTGCGTAATTTTGAACGGAAATGCAGGCTCTTGCGCTACAAAAGTTGAGTAGTCTTCAATGGTGGCAGTTGTTCCAGCAACAACGCACTTAAAAGCAAGTGTGTTGCCTTTTATGGGATTGGCGCGAACAACTTCGCCAATCTCGTAGGTCTTTTCAGCGATCCATTTATGTAGTGCGTATGGATAAGCCATTAGGTCTCAAACACTTGCACAAAAGTAGCATTAATATTAAATAAATTTGAGTATGGCATAGTTTTAGTCCAATCTTGGCAGACCCATTTGTACGTCGTAGCGTCGTCTGGTGGCGACCAATTAAAAGACTCAACACCTTTTCTTGCTTCTAAAAAATCTTCAATCGTATTTGCGACAGTCGCCGTTCTGTTTTCCCAAGACAATGTCCAAACTTTTGGGTCTTGGTTAATCCCAAATGTTGCTCGCTGTGAATATCCAGAGCCAAACTCAACATTGCGCACTTTGGGTTGCGCTTTTTTGCTGGCTCCGTAGTTAGGCGATATGTCGGGGAAAGTAGCCATTAGCTAAGCAAGCCTCCAGGACGCTTCTGTTTGATTAGTTCAGCCTGCACAGCAGCGCCAATTGCTGAGCCTAAAGCTTTTGCATTTGGCTGATCAGCTTGCACGTTAGATCCTGATGCGTCAACGTTCACTACCACGTTACCAACTCCACCAGAAGACTCAACTCCAAGCTTGCCATTGCGACCGCGACGTAGTGGCATGATCGCTTCAGCACCAGCCTCTCCCATCAAGCCGAAGCGCCCAGAGCCACCACTTGCGTACTTGAATAAAGTTGGTTTGGTGACGATTCCGCCTTTGGCAAAAGGCATAATTCCGTTTTTACCAATCGCTAAGCCTTTGGCTGCTACAGCCCCTACACCGTCTGGGAGAGTTGTTGGAGGGGTCATGCCCTTTACTACTCCTCCATCAGCAAACAACCCAAACCCTTTTATAGCTTGGAAGAAAGCAAATCTTATCAATATTCTTGACAAATCAGACAACACAGAGGCGGCAAATTCTTTGAAATTAGCAGTGCCTGTAGTGACAAAATCAGCCACTGTATCCGCCATGCCTGAAAAAGCATTTGCAGCTGCAGCGCCAAGGTTTTCATAAAGGTTGCCCATTTCCTCTATGCCAGCCTTGAAGGTTTCCTTAAATGTCTCAAAGTTGCTTTTTTCTTTGGTATAAGTAGTCGCATCTTGCCGAGCCTGTTCTGTAGTTTGCCCTAAAAGTTTTCTTTTTTCCTCAATTAATGCGATCTGTTCTTTTATATTTTTAACCTCCTGATCGCTAAGACCAGTCTTTTTTAGCTGAGTTTCAAAATCTAAAATTCTTTGCTGCAGTAATTTGTCACCAGCAGCAAACTGCTTATCAATAGCAACCAGCTGTTTTGCAAGCTCAGGACTTATGCCCTCTGCAAGCAATCGTTGATACTCTTTGTCGCTTTGGAACTTTTCCTTGATTTTATCTGTAATCTTGGTAATGTCGTCAATGGTTTTTTGGCCCAACTTATTGGTTTGAGCTGTTAGCTCGGCTTTTTGCTTTTGAAGCAACAATCCTTCTGCATCTTTTTGCTGTTCTTGGATTTTAGTGTCAACGCCATCTTTTTGTAATTTGGCAAATCTAGCTTCTAAATCACTGCGTTCTTTTGATTGTTTAGCAAGAAGTTTTTCTACTTCATTTTGTGCCTTGCTTAGGTTCAATGCCTCTCCAAGTTTTCTTACAATTTCTGCTGCTGCATCACGTCTTCTGTCTAATGCTTTAGCGTCTTCAGCCCTTAAGCCTGAGCCGGAGCCTGAGCCCGTTAGGTCGGGTTGATCTCCAAGGCTCGTCCCGAAACCAGAAGAAGGGGTAAAAACTTCAAAAGCTTTGTCTAACCCTTTAAGTGCTGCTGCGAATCTATCTTCTCTTGCCTTTGGAGCCATGCCAGCTTCTTCTAAAATTCTTGCTTGAGCACGTCTTTCAATTTCGTCATTTTGCTGAATACTGGTGCCTAAACGGCCAACAGCTGTTATCCCTTGTTCCTTTTTTAAAGCGTCTAACTCTTCAATTCTTATTTCTCCAGCCCTGCGAATTCCTATTTTTCTTTCTGCTTGGCCTAACTTTACTCGACTTGCTAGTAAATTAATCCCAGCCACAATTGCATTAAAAAACGGTGCTATAAATTGCTCAACAAAAACTTTTAAAGCTTTGCCGATAAAAACAAACATTCCACCAAACGCCTCTTTGACCAAAGAAACAAGACCCTTGACGACAGTCTTTACGTCTTGAGCGAATACGGAAACATCTGCTGCAACTTTTTTAAAAGTTTCTTTATTTTTCACCGCAAAATTTACTAACTTTGTCAAATAATCTTGAAATCCAGCTCCAACTTTTTGAAAAAATCCTCCATACTCCAAAGTTGCCATGCTTAATGCAAGTTGAAGCCGCTGCCCCGCTTTTTCTGGAGAGCTGGCAAGTGTTTCAGCTGTTTCTGAATACCTAGAAAAAAGAGTTCGAGTAAACTCGACAAAATTTTCAGTGCTAACTTCCCCTTTCCTCAACATATCATCTAATTGTCTACTGCTCACCCCGATTGATTGCGAGAACGTTGTGAAGGCTCCCGGCAACCTTTCCCCGATCTGTCCTCTTAGCTCCTCAGCTTGAACCTTGCCCTTGCTGAACACTTGAGACGCAGCAAGCAATGCACCACTTAATTTTTCAGAATTGCCTCCAGTTGCTAGAATCGCAGCAGCAAAACCTTTGAAGACATCAGTCGTCTCTTTAGTCCCAAAACCAGCGCCAACTACAGCTGCTTTTAATCTAGTAAATTCTCCAATAGCTTTATCTACAGGAAATAAAAACTGCTCAGAAATACTAATAACACTGTCAAAACTTTTTTTGTAATCTTCTGCGCTTTCACTTACGCCAGCCAATGCAATCTTCATTGAATTGATTTCAGCCACTGTCTCGGCAACACCACCAAGCGACTGTCTGATCATTCCAATTTGAGCGCCAATTGCAGCACCAGCAAATGCACCTGGAACCCCACCCAACCCAAGACCAATCAAGCCCCCAGCAGCACCTTCAGGTCCGCCAAAAATACCTCCAGAAATGACAGCACCAGCAGCTTGAGTTGCTGCAAGAGCACGACCACCTCTTTGCCCTCCAGGCCTACCCCCCTTGCCCTTAGCCATCTGAGCATCAAGTTTTTTAATGTCAGCAGTTAACTGTTTAAAAGCTTTGCCACCAATCTTGGCTTCATCTCGCAAAGCCTTTAGAGCAGTAAGTTGAGCATTTATATTTGAAACACTTTTTACACTTGCTCTACCTTGAGAAAGTATTTCGTCTCGCAATCCTTTTATATTTGGCTCAACGCCAGAAGCGCTCATCTCCAAGCGCTTGAGACTACCCCTTAGCTTTTCAATTACTGCTTGGCTACCGGCATCCTTGAATTGAAGCTCAATGGAAAGCTTGTCAATTGGCCTTGCCATCAGAGCGTTTCCTCAGTTCAGTTAGAGCCGATGCCTCCATTATCTGAAGGCGCTCGAGCACGTCGCGGCGATCTTCCACATTGTATAGGCCAAATAAGCCCCCGGAACCCAGCAGTACCTCATATTTCAAACCGACATATCCACTCATTGATACCTGCCATTGCGTCTGCATACGCAAGAACATCATCACTGCATCCCAGTTTTCCTCCCAAACCTCAAAGTCGTCAGACTCTTCTTGCTTGAGTTCTGGCAGTTTTACGCCAAAAGCTGCTGCATCGTCTTGCGTCTTGTCCTCGACAAGCTTGCCGCCAGACGCCCAGTAAACAGCAGCCTCTCTTAGTTTCCCGCTTCACCCTCTGCATAAGTGTTGGTGTAGGCCGTGAGCACGGCTTTCAGCCAATCAACATCATCTGAAAACAGCTCAAGTTCTTTTGAGGAGAAAGGCACAGCATTCCCATCCTCGTCTTCAATTCCTTCCCATCCAACAAGGACTTTTTTAAGCAACGGCAGTCCAGAATCTTCACCCATTTTTTCTATTTCTGAAAGCTTCACTCGCTTGAAGACCGCAACAAACTCGAAAGTGTCAAACTCCCCAGGCCGATCAGCACTAGGCTCTTTGACCTTGACAGGCCACTTGAAGGTTTTTACTTTCTTACGAACAAAAGCCATTGGGTAAATGCATAAGCTGGCTCAGCTTACACAAAAAAAGGGAGCCCGCAAAGGCTCCCAATTACCCCAAACAATTACAGCTTAGGTAAACACTAAGTCAAATTCAGCGTTTGCAGCTGAATCAGGAACGCAGGTGTACGGGATCTCAAGCATAGCTATACCGTCAGAATCTCCATAAGCCACATCTCCAATATCTACCTTGCTAGAGGTGAATTGAACAATGTTGCCTGCTGAAGAGCCATGAGTGAACTGCAAGTTTCCTAGGGCTGCATCGTCATCAACGGCTGAAGCAAAGTAATCCTTGGTTCCAAGCGCCACAGCCTCGATTGAAACAGAGCCAGACGCAGCACGATCAGTGATTAGCACCTCTTTAGTGCCTCCGACCAATTCACGATAGGTAGTTGAATTACCTAGATCGAATGAGAAGCTCTGAAG